CGGTTTGATTGTTTGAATAGAGTTAAAAGTAAGGCCCAAGGATGGAGTAACAAACATAAACTCCACGCTTTACAAATATGATAGCGTATATTTGTAAGCCGCCGTTGAAATAAGACAGAATGAGCAGGTATCGGTCAACCGCCTGTGCTAGCAGAAATGCTTGTAGTTCTAACGCTGTGTGACTGTGCTACTCAGATAATGCCCAGTTTTTCTTAGCCCTGGTCTGGGCTAAGTGTGACCGATTAATCTAGATAATATTAACATCGTTAACGATGAACACATTATTATATAAATAAATTTGCTTCGAACGCAAGTGAAGAAGCAAGTGAACGTAGTTCACTTTAATATATAAATAAAATATCCTTTAAGGAATATAATATGAAGATTGCACAGTTGTTAACAGAATTAGGTCCAAGAACTGATGCCCAACAAGCATCAATGCAAGCGGCTGCTAGTGGAGCAAGACCTAATGCAGCACCATTACCTCAAGCAACTCCAGCACAGGGTGCTTATAGTGTAAGGAGTGCATATGCACAACCAAATACTTTAGGTGCTACTACTACATCAACTACTGCTACAACTCCTACTACCCCTACTACAGCAACAACTACTCCTACTACTGCTACAACTCCTACTACTGCTACAACTCCTACTACTGCTACTACAGCAACTACTCCTACTACAGCAACTACAACTCCTACTACAGCAACCCCCAATGCAAATACATCTGGACCATCTTTAAGTCAGAGAATTGCACAAGGCTTTGGCAAGGCAGGACAAGCCTATGGCGCAGTTACTGGCATAGGTACTGGTATTAAAAGGGCTATAGCTCAAGGTAAAGAAGCAGGAGCCACTGCAATAGGTGGTGCTGCTCCTGCTACTCCAGGTGCTAATGGCGCTGCTGGCGCTGCTAATAATGATGATGAAGTTGCACAGTTGAAATCTCAGTTACAGATAATGCAACAGAAGCTAACAAGAGCCGGCATATAAAAATCAAAAGAACGGTAATCCAGATTCTTTAGTAGTTTCTAAATTCTCGTTGATTATATCAGATATAATCATTCTGTCATCAATACACATCATATATGCTTGCTCTATGCTTAACGCACCTCGCATAAACCAAGCCATCTTGTAAAGTTCTTTGATTAAGGCTTTTGACTCGTTCTCTAATGATTTAACTTCATCCTGGATTTCATCCATGGACATAGTCAAAAGCCTCATGCGAAAAAATCAGAATCGTTAAAATTAATAGGTACTGTATAGGTTGCAGGAGCACCTAATTCTTGCTGCTCTTCTGTGGTATTGAACACCAAAGGTTTAAGATCGTTGTTCTTTTTAATCTCAGACAAATGTGTTTGAACTTTATCAAATATTTCTTTGTCAGCATTATTAACAAACTCTGAAATAAATTGAGCATCAGTAACTTCAGTTTCACTTGTGATAATTTTATAAACACTTTCAGCCATTAATTCTACAGTAACTTTGGTAAGATTATTGAAACTAGCATTAAACATTTCTAATTTCTTTTCGTCATTAATACTTTCATCGTTGACCATACTAAGTATTCTAGTTGTTTCAAAACTTTTGATACTAGTCTGTGTCATATGTTTGTAGGTTAGTGGTTTAACACAAATAATAAACTCTGGATTAATAACAACTTGATCAATCCAATAATTACCCTGTTGTTGATCTAACAGCATTCTTAAATCGATCTCATAGTTAACTTCTTCATCAATTACAGGAATTTTATGTTTGAAAGGCATCTTCTCACCATACGTGGCTAATCTAATAGCGATCAATATAGTATCAAGATCAATGGTAGGTGTTGCCCAAGCATTCTTGATATTTGGTATACAACTTTGGATAACATCAATTACTGCTTGTCCATTCATTAATGCATCGGGTGTTTTAAACAATAGTTCATCTCGTGCGGTCATTGAAAAAACTGGAAGCTCTCCAGTTTCTGGAATATCAATGCTGCCCTTTGGCCAAAAATCTCCTCTACTAGGTAAAGATATGTATACCTTAGGTTGGCGCATAAAGCTAGCTAAAGGGTTGTTTTTAGATTTGACTGGTTGTACTTGCATGGTTTTATCTCCGATAAATAAACTATATATGAATATTCTATTCTATTTATCTATGTACTTAATGGTGATTTTTAAACTATGACTGGCGCAACAGAAGCAACACTAGCAGACTTATTGGCAACAGCACAGGCCATGAATGTCAATCTGATTAAACTTCAGAGTATAATCAGTAGAGCAGGAACCGGTGGCGGAGGTAGTGGCGGAGGTGGTGGCAGTAGTGGCGGAAGTCCTGCTAGTAGTGCCGCTAGTTTGTTGTCATCATTTAATCCACTGTCAATGGCGTTCGGAGTACTTAAAGGAGTTGTTAGTGGAATTAGCAGTGTTTTTGGATTTTTAAGTGATGTAGTATCTACTGTTATCGGAGGTTTAAAAGGCGTCGCTGTAAATCTTTATGAATTTGCAAAAAGTACTGCAATGGGTACGTCAAAGCTCAGTGAATTTTATGGAGCGTTTTCTGGTTTACCAATACTTGGAACATTCTTTGGAATATTAAGTGCTTTTACAGCTTATCAAGAAAACTTATTAGCGGTATATCAAAAACTCACAGATTCTGGTGCTAGTTTTGGAGGGTCATTATCTGCTATGAGAGCATCTGCTGCTAGAGCATATATGAGTATGGATGACTTTACTAAAATTGTACAAACAAATTCAGATTTATTTGCTACAATGGGCGGTAATGTGCAAAGTGGTATTAATAAATTTGTAACCATTGCAGCAGGACTATATGGCCCTGGAAGCAAATATGGAAATATGTTAGCGGGATTGGGATATACTTCCGAATCTGCTGCCGAGGCCCTTGCTCTCTATATGAGAGGTCAAGGTACAATGAACAAAATAGGTCTTGAGAATACAGAAAAAGTCACTAAAGGTGCTGCTGAGTATGCTATTCAACTTAATACTCTAAGTCAACTAACTGGCGAAAGTAATGCAGATTTAAGGAAAAAGATACAGAAAATACAAATGGAAGAAGCATACCAAATTTATCTTTCTACTCTCTCTCCAGATAAAGCAGATAAGGTAAATGCTGCAATAGCAGAACGTATAGCCTTAGGCGGAGAAGAAGCTGGTCAAAGTCTTAAAAATTCATTACTAGGAGTAAATGTTGCACAAACTGATCAGCAAAAAGCCATAGAAGTAATGACCGGCGGTATGCTGTCTAAGTCAAATCAAGATATAACCGACGCTATTAAATCTGGTAAATCAAAAGACTATATTATTGAATTAGAACGCCGTAACGCTATAGAAGCTGGTAAAAGATCAATGGCAGTGAATAAACAACTTGGTGCATCAATGGGGGTTGTAGGAATTCAACAACAGATGTTAGCCACGGCACAATATACTCAAACAGTTAGAAGAATTCAAGATGATGCAAAATTAACCGATGCTGAGAAAAAAATAAAAACTGAGCAGGCCAAACAGGCAGCTGGCTCCGCAGCAGCATTAGAGCAGAATTCGAAAGCTATTAGGTCCTTTGGTGCCGAACTATTAGAAATGGTATATGGTGCTATAGTACCAATGGTACCATTTTTAAAGAAGTTTGCACAAACTGTATTGGACGCAGGAATTTCATTGTTAATGTTTGTAACAAAACATATGCCACAAATTGTTCAAGGAGTGCAGGACGTCTGGACATGGTTTAAAAACACTTTAGCTGAAATGAAAAAAGCATATGGAGAAAAAGGATGGTCTGGAGTATTTGATGTAATGGGTGATAAAATAGGACAGCTTTGGGATACTGTTAAAGGCCCATTATTAAAGATGTTTGATAGTTTTGTTGAATTTTTAAAACCCTATATGCTTCAAGTAGTAGATTTTCTTGAAGATAAACTTAATGCTATGTTTTGGAATCTTCCAGGCGGACAAAAACTTTTTGGAGCCGTTGATCCTAAGGATAGAGAACAAGATAGAAAACTTCGAGCTGATACAGACTCTGCTAAGAGAGCAGTTGATCTATTGACACGAGAAATTGCTTTATTAACACAAAACAATATTGAAAAAAGAAATGATCAAACTATTTTATCTAAACAATTAGAATTAGGAACCGCACAAAACAGACTAAGCGAAGCAAAAGAAAGTGAAGGACATATTAATGGAAGGCAAAGTACTATACGACCCCGTCATAGTGGTACATTAGGAATGACAGGAAGTTGGTGGGAAAAACAAGATGCTACTCTAAATGTACAAGCTGGAGAGTCTGTGGTAACACCTAGTCAAATGGCACAGATTACAGGTCAGAACGGCGTTGCAGAAGGCATACAACGGTTAAATAGTCTTACTGCACAGTTATTAGCGGTTATGAAACAGAACACAGATTATACCCAACGTAATTATAATGCTACTAAAGAATTGGGCGGTAATTTATTTGCAACGGTATAAGCATACCCAAACTAGGAATTTAAGATGGCCGGATGGAAAAAGTATTTTACTCCTGTAAACACAACAGGTAAACTAAGCACAATTAGCGGCAGTATGAGTACTGGAAACAATCCCAGTCGAACTAACTATTCTAGCTATTTGCCCGATGTCTATGCTGGCCACCCTAATCGTTTAGAGCGTTACGGTCAATACGATACCATGGACAGTGACAGCGAAGTTAATGCTGCACTGGACATTTTAGCAGAGTTTTGTAGCCAAACTAACGAAGAAAATAAAACACCATTTGAGATTTTCTTCAACGAAAAAGCCACTAGCACTGAAGTTAAAATTATTAAAAAGTATCTACAACAGTGGACCAAACTCAATAAATTTGATACTCGAATTTTTAAAATTGTACGAAACAGTTTCAAATACGGTGATGTTTTTTTTGTTAGAGATCCAGAAACACAAAGCTGGCTCTATGTTGATCCAGCTAAAGTAGATAAAATTATTGTTAATGAAAGCGAAGGTAAAAAGCCCGAGCAATACATGATTCGTGATTGGAATCCAAATTTAGAAACACTGGCAACTACTGCTATTAACCCTAGTAATTTGCAAGGCGGCGGTAGTAGTTTTGGCGGAGCATATGGATCCGGTACAGGCGGCGCAGGCGGTAGTCGTGGTATGGTAGGAAGTTTTCCTACTAGCGGTGCTGGTGGTAGATTTAGTGAGAATCAAAATCAATATGCTATTGATGCACGTCACGTAATTCATATTTCTATGAGTGAAGGGTTAGATAATAATTATCCTTTTGGAAATAGTTTGATGGAAAGTATCTTCAAAGTATTCAAACAAAAGGAACTTTTAGAAGATGCTATTATTATCTATCGTGTACAACGTGCTCCAGAACGTCGTGTATTTTATATTGATGTAGGTAATATGCCAAGTCATTTGGCTATGGGTTTTGTTGAGCGTGTTAAAAACGAAGTAAATCAAAGACGTATTCCCAGTGTAACTGGTGGAAGCCAAAGTGTTATCGATGCTGGTTATAATCCGCTAAGTGTTAATGAAGATTATTTCTTTCCACAAACAGCAGAAGGGCGCGGTAGTAAAGTTGATCTTCTACCAGGCGGCACAAATCTAGGAGAAATTGATGACCTTAAATACTTTACTAATAAGTTGTTTAGGGCTTTGCGTATTCCTAGCAGTTATCTACCTACCGGTGCAGATGACGGCGGCAGTTCGTTCAATGACGGACGAGTTGGGACAGCCTATATACAAGAGTTACGGTTCAACAAATACTGCGAACGACTCCAATCTTTAATGAGTGGAACATTTGATACAGAATTTAAATTGTATCTACACAATAAAGGAATTAACATTGATAGCAATATTTTTGATGTTAAGTTTAATCCTCCACAAAACTTTGCAAGTTATCGTCAAAGCGAAATGGATACAGCCCGTGTAAACACATTTGCTACCATGGTTGGTGTTCCGTTCTTAAGTAAGAGATTTGCAATGAAACGTTTCTTAGGATTAAGTGCAGAAGAAATTGCAGAAAACGAATCAATGTGGCGCGAAGAGAATGTTGACGAGGATATGGATCTCAGCGCAAATGCTGAGTTACGTAATGCAGGTATCACAGCCAACGGAATGTCTAGTGATATTAGTAGTTTAAGTGCAGGTGGTGCTCCTCCTCCAGCACCGGGCGGCCAAGAAATGCCAGCAGGTGGAGCAGAACCCGCAGCTGGTGCTGCCCCCGCTGCGCCAGTATAAATGAATAAATAACTCTATGTTACTAAGAGAATTTATATATTTTGATAAAGATCATGCTGATCCTCAAGACGACAATAGATATCTAAGCCAAAATGATACTACTGTTTTACGTCAAAGTGATCTACGTAAAACTCGTTTAACTTTAAAAATGTTAAATGATCTACGTAAAGCAGGTGATGCTCGCGAAGTAGAAAAAAAAGAAGAATTAGGATTAGTTAGAAAAATGTATGCTATGCCACCGCCCGAAGCGGCAGTGTAATAACATATACTTTAATTTTTTTCCTTAAAATATAAATATTTTTAACAAAACTCTGTCATTCCAGATCAAAAATCTGCGTCTTAGGTCAGAAACGACTCGTTTTAGGCCTATATTACATAAGTATTATGAGACCGCTGTAAATACAACTACACAGCCTTGCCGCTACCAATTAAGGAGAAAAATAAGTTATGTCTACAAAATTTGAACAACTTTTAGATCTTTTAGTCAATGAAGAAATGGATAAAGCCAATGAACTTTTCCACGAAATTGTTGTTGAAAAATCTAGAGATATATATGAAAATCTAATTGCTGAAGAAGAGCAAACAGATATGGAAGAAGCAGAAGACGATCAAGATGAATCTGTTGAAGAAGCAGAAGACGATCAAGATGAATCCGTTGAAGAAAATATGGATCTAGAAGATTCCTACAGTATGGAAGCTGACGACGAAGATCACGATAGCTTTGATACAACCGACAATGATGCTACAGGTACATTAGGTCAAGAAGTTGGTGATATGGATGACGAAGAGCCTGCTGGTGAAGAAGCTGCAATTATGGATATCAAAACCGCAATTGCTGAACTAGAAGCTGCTTTTGCTGAATTAGAGAAATCTAAAGGCATGGGTAGTGATGAAATGAGCTTCGGCGGAGATAGCGACAAACCAAAAATGGATATGCCTTCCGATGACAGCGAAACAGACGAAATGATGGGCTTTGCAGAAGGTCGTCGTATCACTCGTGAATATCGTGAGATGGTTAAAGATGGTCACGGTGCTGAGAAAAAAGGTGCTACTGAAGGCGGTATTGCTGGTGCTAACACTGGTGAAAAAATGCCTAGTGGTACTAATACCAAGAGCGCAATCAATGCTAATGCAGACAGAACAAAGCCAACAAGCGGTGCTCGTCCAATTTCTAGCAAAGACGGCAGCGTTGGTTCCAACACTGGTACATCACCAAATGCAAAAACAGACTCTAGCAGTTTAGCTGGTAGTGTTAAAGGTGAATTCACTAAAGGTGTTGAAAAGAACATCTCTAGCAGTTCTAAATCAAGTATGAAAGATGGAGCCGCTCTAAGCAAGCAAGGTTCTGGTTACCCAGGTAACAACAAGACTGCTGGACCAGTTGGATCCGGTTCAGGCGACAAAGCTGGTCAAACTAGTGTCAGCAGCGACAAGCCTTTCTTGAAGCATCTATAATTAGAGCACCAGGATGAAAGTATCTTATCTAAGAGAACACCTAAGTTTTGATCAATCCGGCATCGTAATGGAGTCGGATGACAAGGATGGCAAAAGCCTTTACTTAAAAGGTATTGCCATTCAAGGTGGTATTCGCAATGCTAATCAACGAGTCTACCCTGTAGATGAAATTGAACGTGCTGTGAAAACACTGAATGATCAATTACAAAATGGTTATTCTGTTTTAGGTGAAGTAGATCATCCAGATGATCTAAAAGTAAATTTGGACCGTGTATCACATATGATTACTCAAATGTGGATGGAAGGTCCTAATGGTTATGGCAAGATGAAAATTTTGCCAACACCGATGGGTAACTTAGTACGCACAATGCTCGAAAGCGGTGTAAAACTTGGTGTTAGTTCTCGTGGTAGCGGCAACGTTAACGACATGAACGGCCATGTATCCGATTTTGAGATTATTACTGTAGACGTAGTTGCTCAACCCAGTGCTCCTGGTGCGTATCCAACACCTGTTTATGAACATCTCATGAACACACGTGGTGGTAATCGTGCATACACAGTAGCACAAGAAGTAAAAGAAGATCCAAAGGCCCAGAAATATTTGAAGGAATCACTTCTTCAAATTATTAAAGGTCTAAAATAAGCCCGAGGAGAAAACAATGTTGGACGCATTCAAACAATTAGTAGAGTCAGGAGTAATGACTGAAGACGTAAAGTCTGTCATTGAGTCTGCCTTTGCAGAGAAAATTCAAGAGAATCGCGACCAAATCACCGCAGAACTTCGTGAAGAATTTGCACAAAAGTATACACATGACAAAGGTGTTATGGTAGAAGCAATCGACAAGATGTTAAGCGACAGATTGGCCGTAGAGATGGCCGAATTGCACAATGACAAAAAGGCACTAGCCGAAGCAAAAGTAGCATACCAACAACGTATTGCTGAAGATGCTAAGAAACTAGAAGGTTTTGTTATTAATCAATTAGGCAAAGAGTTAGTTGAATTCCAAGGAGATCGTAAAAAAGTTTCTGAGAATTTCAGCAAGTTAGAGCAATTCGTGGTACATGCTCTAGCTAAAGAGATCAGTGAATTTGCTGTAGACAAGCGTGACCTGGCTGAGACGAAAGTCAAGTTAGTTCGTGAAGCTAAGAGCAAGTTCGAAGATATTAAAAACCGCTTCATTAGCCAAAGTGCTAAAGTTGTTGAAAACGTAGTCACTCGTAAGTTGACATCTGAAATCAGTCAATTGAAAGAAGATATCGATAGTGCTCGTACAAATAATTTTGGTCGCAAAATTTATGAAGCATTTGCACAAGAATATTCAAGTTCATATCTAAATGAGAAATCTGAAACAAGTAAATTGTTAAAGATCATTGCTAAGAAAGAACAAGAATTATCTGAAGCAAAACAAACAGTAGCAGAAAAAACTTCTATCGTAGAATCTAGAGAGCGTGAAATACGCATTCAAAGAGACTTGATGGAAAGAAAAGCTGTTATGGGTGAGTTACTAGGTCCGTTGGACGCTAGCAAAAGAGCGATCATGAAAGAATTACTAGAGTCTGTAAACACTGTAAAACTTAATGAAGCGTTCGACAAGTACCTACCAGCAGTTATGGAAGGCTCTAGAAAACCTGCTCCTAAAAAGGCATTAAACGAGAGTTCTGAAGTCACTGGAAATCGTGAAAGCAAGCCTGAGGTAGGCTTAGATAACATTTTAGATATCCGCAAACTAGCGGGTTTAAAATAATTTATATTCAAGGAGACAATTAAAATGTCACAATTATTAAATGAAAGATGGTCAGAGACCAAAGAAGCTCTGCTTGAAGGCCTACAAGGTAACCGTCGTGCTTCTATGAGCGTATGCTTAGAAAATACACGTCGTAGTTTGGCTGAAAGCGCAACCGCAGGTGCTACATCTGCTGGTAACGTAGCCACACTAAACCGTGTTATTCTTCCAGTAATTCGTCGTGTTATGCCGACAGTTATTGCTAATGAAATCATCGGCGTTCAGCCAATGACCGGTCCAGTTGGACAAATCCACACTCTACGTGTACGTTACGCTGATTCCGGCGACAATGTATCAGCAGGTGAAGAAGCTCTAAGCCCATTCAAGATTGCTGCTGCTTACTCTGGTAACAACGTTGATTCTTCTCCAAAGGCTAACACAACAGCCGCAATGGAAGGTACACCTGGTAAGCGTATGAGCATCCAGATCTTGAAGAGCCCAGTCGAAGCTAAGTCTCGTAAACTAAGCGCTCGTTGGACTTTTGAAGCTGCCCAAGATGCACAAGCCCAACAAGGTATTGACATCGAAGCAGAAATCATGGCCGCTCTAGCACAAGAAATTACTGCTGAAATCGACCAAGAGATTCTAGCTAGCCTACGTGGTTTGGCAAATGTTGAACAAACATATGACCAATCTATGGTTTCTGGTACAGCTACATTCGTTGGTGACGAGCATGCTGCTCTAGCTATCCAGATCAACCGCGTAAGCAACTTGATTGCTCAACGTACACGTCGTGGTGCTGGTAACTGGGCTGTTGTTTCTAACCAAGCATTGACAATTCTACAATCTGCTACTACAAGC